ACTGAATTACAGAGATTAGAAAAGGGATATTATCAATATAGTTTCCATAAAGAAACCAGAGAAAACATCGATTCTGTAGAATATAAAGTTCTTACAAAAATGCCTCTATATTTGGATAGCCAATACGGTGCCATAGGACAACTTTACATCGAAGGAGATCTGGAAGGAAATCCTTATGATACCAAAGTAATTGATACCTTTAGAAAGATAACAAACTTTGATGTTCCGAGAGAATTGGATACCAACACACAACCACTTCAATCTCCAAGACCAAATTTTTCACAGAATTATAATACCACAGGTTATGAAGAATATTTTATTAGTAGCACAATAGATGCACAACCAAATGTTACTAGACCGCAAAGCCTACACACATTCCAATTTTTCTATCAAGGATATACCGGAGAAGTTATTTTGGAAGGCACTTTGGGCAAGGGTGGAGATCCAATTGAAGGATCATGGACACCAATCCAAACCTTTAACATTACCAGTTCTAATGTTAATGAATATTACAATGTAACTGGCAAATATAATTGGTTTAGAATTAAGCATACACCAGACGAAAACAATACAGGAACAGTTGACAAAGTATTATATAGATAGTATAATGCTAGTATGACTTTTGTAATTGATAAGTTCCAATCTCTATTGCCACCTAGATCTAGATCTAATCCGAGCGGCTGGACATCTTTTAATGCCCCGTGCTGCCACCATAGAGGTCACAGTCAGGATAAGAGAAAAAGAGGCGGAGTAAGATTCGACACCGGCGTTGTGTTCAATTGTTTCAATTGCAAGTTTACTGCTAGTTGGCAACCAGGAAGACAGTTATCGGAAAAATTTAAATCACTATGCAGATGGATGGGTGCATCCGAAGATACCATAAATGAAATGATATTTGAAGCACTCAAAACTGAATCTCCGGAATACAAACCAAGAGAACTTCCTGCAAGAATTACATTTGATGAAAAGAAATTACCAGAAAATAGTTTACCTGTGTCACAATGGCTAGAAGTTGATTTTAAGGAAGACAAGATACTCGAACAAAATTTTGCAAGGGTCGTGGAATACATTTATGATAGAAATTTTGATCCTTTGAATAAAAACTTTTATTGGTCGCCCACCGATGGATATTCTGATAGAGTAATTATTCCTTTCTATTATAAAGGAAAGATTGTAGGTAATACTGCACGTAAGGTTAGAAGCGGAAGACCAAAATATCTTTCAGATCATCATTCGCAATTTGTTTTTAATGTCGACGAACAGCAAGAAGATCAGCGTTATATTTTTGTAACTGAAGGACCGTTTGATGCCATGTCAATAAATGGAGTTGCTCTATTAACAAATAATATAACCGAACAACAATATAGAATAATACAAGGGCTTGGTCATGAAGTAATTGTTATTCCAGATCAGGATGAAGCAGGTATTAATCTAATAAACAAGGCAACCGAATATGGGTGGAGTGTTGCTTTTCCTAACTGGGATAAAGGAGTTAAGGATGTTGCAGATGCGGTAAGTAAGTATGGTGAATTATTTGTCATGGTTGATGCAATTAAGTCGGCACAAAGCGGATCTATTAAAATAAACATGGCAAAGAAAAAATTCGAAAAGAAGTTGGAGGAAGATCGTGAACTGGTTAATTAAGAAAATTAAGGACCTATACTACGGTTATAAACTTAAGAAAAAAATTAGGGAGATGAGGAAGAAAGATCCTTTTTTATATAAATGATATTACAAAACACTTACTACTACTGGCAGGAAGCATTGGATAAGGAAACCTGCGAAAAAATTATAAGCCTTGGTTTAGGTAAGGTTCCGGAAGAAGGACTAGTTCATAGAAAAGAAAATAAGTCCCAAGACGAAGGATCAATGGCAGCATTAGATCAGCGCAGATCAATGGTATCGTGGTTGGACGAGCCTTGGTTATATGAACTGTTACAACCTTACATACACACAGCAAATAGAGAAGCAAACTGGAATTTTGAATGGGACTTTACTGAGATGTTACAGTTTACGGTGTATGAAGAAGGTCAACACTATAACTGGCATCCTGATCAAAATTCCCATCCTTATCAACACGACGACGGCCAAGACTTCGAAGGTAAGATTAGAAAGATAAGCGCCAGCATCATTCTTAATGATCCTTCCGAATACGAGGGAGGTGAATTAGAATTTGACCTCGGAAGAATAAACGGAGAACCAGCGTCCGAAACTTGTGATCAACTGACCAAACAAGGATCAATTGTTGTATTTCCTAGTTTTGTTTATCATAGAGTGAAGCCGGTAACCAAAGGAACTAGATACAGTTTAGTCATGTGGAATATAGGGTATCCTTATAAATGACCGAATTTAGGACAGGCATATTTAAACTGCTCGAAAAACTCATAGGAGGTAGCAGTTTAACACTAGCAATAGTGTATACCATAGGACACATAATTGTAGCAGCAATAGTTGCATACTTAATTACAGGAACCACGGTAGAATTGGCTGCACTTGATGCAGTAATAGAACCCATAATAAATGGTATTTGGTTTTACATTTTACATAAGGCTTATAAAAAGTATAAAGGTATAGAATGATTACTTGGGGGATATCTGCTAACAGCCACGATGGTTCGTTAGCAGTATTTGACAAAGACGAATTAGTATTTGCTAGCCACACTGAAAGATTCAGTGGGCTCAAGAACGATCCGCATTTAAACAAACCGTTACTTGATTATGCAAGACAGTGGGGTGAACCCAACGAAGTGGTATGGTATGAGAAGCCATTCAAGAAAACTGTAAGGCAACTGGTTGCAGGACAGGGGTGGAACTGGAATGAAAATAATATCAAGACATACCTAAAACAGTTTGGCATAAATGCACCCTTAGAATACAGTAGCCACCATGAAAGCCATGCAGCAGCAGGATATTACACCAGCAAATACCAAGACGCAACAATACTGTGCATAGACAGCATTGGTGAATTCGAAACCCTAACAATATGGGAAGGCAAGGGAAATAAAATTAATAAAGTGTTTAGTCAAGAATATCCTAATTCAGTGGGTCTTTGGTATAGTGCAATGACTCAGCGTGTGGGTCTAAAGCCTAATGAGGATGAATACATTTTGATGGGCATGGCAGCATATGGTGATTATAGAAAACACTATCATCACATGAAGGAAACATTCTTTCAATTAGGTGCACACGATCACTGGGAATTTCCCAATGTAAAATTTAAACAGAATCTACATAGAGGATGCAAGTGGTATAGAGAAGGATACACGAGGTGGACGGACAAACTTAATCTAGCGGCAGCAACACAGGCCATATATGAAGAAATATTGATTGGCATTATAGAATATTGTCGTAAGACATATAAGAGTAAAAATTTAATAATCATGGGAGGCTGTGCATTAAACTGCAAGGCAAACAGTAAGGCATATAGTTACTATGATAATGTGTGGATAATGCCTAACCCAGGTGATGCAGGATCAAGCATCGGTGCAGTGTTAGCCAAGAAACAAAAACACATCGAATGGAAGAGTCCTTACTTGGGTTACAATATTGATAAGGAATATCCAGTTGATGATCTCTTCCGTGAACTAAAAGATACTGGTATCGTAGGAGTTGCAAACGGCAAAGCAGAGTTTGGACCACGAGCACTTGGCAATAGAAGTTTGCTTGCTGACCCGAGAGGAAAGGACATGAAGGATCTTGTAAACACTGTTAAGAAAAGACAGAAGTATCGTCCTTTTGCTCCTGCAATTTTAAAAGAACATGCTGAAGAATATTTTTATGGAGACGTTGGCCCATACATGCAATACACAGCAAAGTGTAGAAAAACAGATGAGTTTCCTGCAATAGTTCATGTGGACGGAACATCTCGTGTCCAAACCGTTGGCAAAGATGATAATACAGGATTTAGAGATCTTTTGGAAAGATGGTATGCCAAAACAGGCTGTCCGATGTTGCTTAACACTAGCCTAAACATCAAGGGTAAGCCAATGGTAAATGACGAAAAGGATGCAAAAAAGTTTGCTCATAAGTATGGTGTGAGTGTATACTAATAGAATAATTATGTATGAAGGTAAAGAAAATTAATGGCAAATACTAAGAATTATGATTTTGAAGTCCAGAAAGTATATCTGGAAATGATGCTGTCTGATGCAGAAACATTTGTGCGTTGTCAGGGCATTTTCGATCATACTCTGTTTGATAGAAAACTACAGGACGCTGCTGAATTCATAAATGAATACACAAAGCAGTATAGTGTAATGCCAGACTATGAAACTGTAAACGCAAGTTGCAGAACCGATCTTAAAAAGCCAGAAGATATAAAAGAAGGACACATGCAATGGCTGATGGATGACTTTGAAAGTTTTACAAGGCATAAGGCACTAGAGCGTGCGATCATTAATTCAGCAGAACTATTAGAAAAGAATGACTATGGACAGGTAGAAGCCATGGTTAAGGATGCAGTTCAAATTGGTCTAGCACGTGACATGGGCACAGATTACTTTGCTGATCCTAGGGCAAGACTTATGGGCCTTAAAGATAAGAATGGCCAGGTTAGCACAGGTTGGGAAAGCATGGATAGAAAATTATTCGGTGGTTTCAACAGAGGTGAACTTAATATTTTCGCAGGTGGGTCAGGTGCTGGTAAATCCTTATTCCTTGCAAATCTAGGAGTGAACTGGGCACTACAGGGTTTAAACGTTGTGTATCTAACACTAGAACTTTCCGAGCAGTTGGTTAGTATGCGTATCGATTCAATGACAACTGGAATCACAACAAGAGATATTTTTAAGAACATTGACGATGTTGAAATGAAAGTCAAGATGATCGGAAAGAAAGCAGGAGCATTCCAGGTCAAATACATGCCAAGTGGTAAGACAGCAAATGACATTCGTGCATATCTAAAAGAATTTGAAATTAAAACAGGCAAGAAGATTGATGTATTGCTAGTGGACTATCTGGACTTGTTGATGCCAGTGGGTAAGAGAATTAGTGCAGAGAACTTGTTTGTTAAGGACAAATATGTATCAGAAGAATTACGTAATCTAGCAATGGAACTACAGTGTGTGTTTGTAACTGCGGCACAGTTGAACAGAGGTGCAGTGGAAGAAGTAGAATTTGATCATTCACATATTTCAGGTGGTTTAAGTAAGATTCAAACTGCTGATAATGTAATTGGTATCTTTACAAGTAGA